TCAATATTTCTGTTTTTACTTTTGGCTTTTCTAAATTTTTGCTACTATTCCACCTGCGCTTAAATGCATCTTCTTTATCTGAATAGCAAGCACTCCTTTTTTCTTTCACAAAGTAGCTCGCCAATCTTACTGCATCTTCGGCTCTTCCTTGATATAGCATCAACTTATGCATGCCATGTGGCCAAAGTTCATTCAGTTCATCCGAATATAGTTCTGCATTATTGATGATCATGTGGAAATGTATTCTTTTTTTTCCCTCCGCTATGTAAATGTATTTCAATTCTTTATCCATTTTTTTATATCTACGTTTAAGCCGTCTTATAAAATTCTGAATATCTTTCTTTGCATCTTCCCATGTTGCAGGCTGTTCTTTATATGTGAGTGTGATGTAACAATCATTTGTAGTGAAGTTATTATCAATCAACATTCTTAAGCTTGCTTCTGCCTGCTTTTCATTTTGTTTTTTCATTGCTTCTGGTGTGATACTTTTCTTTTTTACACGCTTACCATTTTTTCTATAGGTTCTTGATGTGTGATAATCAAGCACCTCTATCATATTTTTAGATATGGTTTTTTTACGCTTCCTCATCGCAATTATTCCCCATGGTCGACTATGGTCGATTTGTTAATACTTTATATCCAGTTAATAAGGAAAAGCCTCAAATAAGCCTTTCCCTAGTCTTTTATGCCCATGTGTGATATAATTACGTTAGGTTTGGTGCGTAATTACGTGCTTGATTAGGCTACTTTAATTAGTGGCCTTTTCTTTTTGCCTTGGATAATTGCAATACATGTCCCCTTGTTCTACTTCTAAATATTGACATGCATCGCAATGTTCCATACATATAATTCCTTTAGCCTGTCTACAGTGTATGTATGCATGGCTTTTTTTATTGCACTCATCACATATGCTGCAGTGTTTACTCATTATTCATCACCGCATCAAGCAGTATTTCTCTTGCTGTTAATGCAAGATGTACTTTGTTTTCTTTAATTGGGCCTTTCCCTGTTATGCGTAATACATATTCCCCAGTCTTTCGCTTAACAAAGATAGCGCATCCATTAGCAAGAATAGTAAAGTCTAAGCTTGTACTTTTATTGCTTACGCTAATTGATGTAATTCGTTCCCTTAAAACTTGCATTTCTTCATCATCAAACATTAAATATGTTTTTAGTAGATCTAGTGCTTTTTCTCTTTTGTCTTTCATGTTTTATCACCTCCTTAACCCTGCCTAACATCCAAATTGTGATGCCAGTTGTTATTGTTAATACTATATTGATTAATATTTGCCAGCCTTCTGCTTGCTCAATTCCTCCATATAGTCCTAACCCCAATATTCCTAAACACCATTGCACGGTTGTTATTAGATTTATAATGTTCATCTTCTATGCCCCCTTTAGCCACTTCATGTGCTGCCCTTTCATCCATGCTTCAAATTTA